ATACCACCATCGGGTGAGCATACAGCTTTAACCCGCGAAGAATATATGAGGTTACGTGACGAGGAAGCTAAACGCCCTAAGGGTAAACGGGCGCAACGCAGAAACGCCAGCGTGTCGTATGGTACATGGGGATCAGAATGAGTCCAGTATGGGGGACTGTCCCTGTTAAAGTAGAAGGCGCAGAGCATCCTCTGGGGCGGTCTGTGTGCGAGCTGAAGATCTTCGTTGAGCATCCCCCCGCCTGGCATGTCGGTGACGTGGTGGATGAGCTGATGGATGTAGTCAACGAAATCACAGAAGACACCCGCCTCATAATTTTAGGCGCTATAAAGACTTCGTAGACGGATGTCATAAAGACTTGACGTACTGGTCTCAGTCAACTACTTTTATACACAACAAGAAACCCTCCTCTTGTCGAGGACAGGGGGGGCTAACTTAACTTCCTTTCTTTAGCCCCTTCTGTTCTCACCTCCAACCCGAAAGGAAGAACATGACAGAAAAACAAACCACCGAGGAAAGACTCCAACGCTTAGAGGAAATAGTTATCCTCCCTGAGCAAACATTAGCTGACGTTGTAGGCATCAACTATCTCACCATCCAAGAAGCGTTAACCAGGATCGGGGATTTTGTTTACAACCAACAAACAGCTCACGAATATTTTTTATCAGAGATAGCTGAACTAATCTCACCACAATATCAGAGAGTGCAGAAAGAAACCGAGCAACCTGATGTGGAAAGAAACTTTAAAATAATACAAGGCGAAAAAGAAACAGACACTCCTCTAGCCTAGCCTAGTACTAGCAACTGGGATACTCGGATGGATGTAGTCAATACGAGCCTAGCCTAGTGCTAGCCTAGCCTAGTGGGAAATAGTTTACATGTCAAGAATGTATGTTAAGGTGTAACACATGGGTATACAAAAAGCAGTCTGGTTGGAAGATGACAAGATCATTCTTCGGCAATCATGGTTAGGTAGTTTAGCTATGTGTCCTGAACGTGCAAGACAGGACATGCTGGGCATCTCTCAATCCACCGAGTCGACATCAACGATGATAGGCAGTGCTGTGCATCACGGTATCGAAATGTGTTTACAGTCTTACATCGACACAGGTGAACACACCAACCGTGACGACATGATCGCAGAGTCGCTCGGATACTGGCAGAACAACGCCCACGAGATTGTTCGTTGGAACCACAAGAACGAAGAAGAATGCGTGGAGATCATCGAGCTGAACTCTGCCGTGTGGTGGGATGAAGTGAGGCTCGGTATTGATCCCAAAGCTGTTGAATACAAATTTGATATACCCCTAGTGGTGGATCATAAACCTGAAATCTGGTTGCGGGGAAGCATCGACTGTGTGCAACACCACCCCGCTCCTATAGTCGATTGGAAAAACCCTGGTCGTAAACCATCTGATGACTGGGAGAAAAGGCGGTGGTCAGTTCAAGCCGCCGCTTACACGTTTGCTGTTGCATCAATGGCAGACGGTGGCATTAACGAACCGATGCAATTCGAGTTCGTTCATCTTGTGAAAGGCAAAGTTCATAAGAACCTTGTCGAGTGTGGACCCGCGGAGTGGGCTTCTTTGGTTGCTTTGGCTCGCTCTGCGGGGACACTAATCACAGCAGATCTACCAGTGTGGCCTCTCCAAATGAGTGGTTGGCACTGTTCACCAAAGTGGTGTGGCGCATGGTCAACATGTCGTGGTAGATTTGCGGGTCCAGACCCGTTTAAGCAACTATAGTTAGGAGAAACTATTATGCCAGAAGGCAATTCGTTTACGGTTTTTCGTAGACAAGTAATACAAACAGGCGAATATGAGCCTGCTGAAGCGTCATGTTCAGTGACCATCACGGTAACTGACGGCGCGACCCAAGAAGAAATAGTTAAACAGATCGAAGAATGGGGAACCACTCTTGATATGGCTAACTATGAGGCTTTGGGTGTCGGATATGAGGTAACAGAACAAGGAGTGCGGAGGCTTTCCAAAAGTGTTCCCTCAAACAACGCGAGTGATCCCGTGGCGAAACCAGCCGCGCGGCCTCAACGTTCAGGTGGTGTCGGTTCCAAAGAATCGTATTGGGATGACCTGATGAACAACCAGGGCGACTGGTGGAACCCCAACTGGGAGAAGAAACTAGACGGCACGTTCAACAACCTTAAAGGCCCCGACTATAAACACAAGAAAGACAACGACAAAGCACTATGGTTGTCTAACCAAGATGGCAGTTCACAAGTACCTGACCATTTTGTTTGCCCGTTCACTGGTAAAGACAGTGACGAGCTAGGGAAAATAGGTAAGCAGATACGCGCACGCCTATAACCTATGGAAATACAAACCCCCGAAGAAGTGAGTCTACGCCTAGCAGCAGCGCAACAAGCTGTTGCAGGCGGAACTCCTTCCGAAGTTCACCCACCCGCACCAGGCGGGGAGAAACCCACCTCGTTTGTTTTAACCTCCGCGGTTGTAGACAACCTGATAGGTTTCGTTTCAAACCCGACAGAACGCTGGTATTTGGGACTCAGTGAAATAGATTTAGCTACCCGTGGTGTCGGGCGTGGCGAAGTGATGATGGTCGTAGGTAGATCACACACAGGTAAATCGCAAATGTTGTTGAACAGTATTGTGTGGAACCTTGTTAACCAACCAGACGCTCATGTAGTCATCTTTTCAATGGATGAACCCAGGGAACTGGTCACGATGAAACTTTACTGTCTGTTGCGTGGCAGATCATCTGCGTCTGTTGAGGAAGGCATCAAAGAAAATGACAAGGATCTGTTAGCTGACTTGGAGCAGGCGGGAGCTAACGAACTGTCTCGTGTCGCTATCATTGACGAGTCGTTAAGGTTGGAGGACATGGCGGCAGCTATGGATGAGGCGAGGGCATGGTGGGGTAGAGATCCTGCTTTCGTGATGATCGATTACTTAGAGTTGTTGCCTGGTGGTGACGCTGACGCTACTGGTGTGACTACAAAAGCTCAGAATGTTAAACGTTGGGCTAAGAAGCAGCGTGTCCCTGTGGGGTTGGTGCATCAAGCTGGGCGTGGTTCGGGTGAGCCAGGTAAACCTGCTGGGTTGTATGCGGGCAGGTATGGTGGCGAGCAGGAAGCTATTTTCGTGGTTGAGGTTTACCGTAAGCGCGACAAGTACGGTTTATCTAATTGGGAAACGAAATACCATGAGCATAGTATTAACATTAATTTGTGTAAGAATAAGAGAACGGCTCGTTTGTTGGATCATACTTATTATTTGGATTCGACTGCTGGTCATGTTCAACCTTACACGGATGAGCTGGTGCCAGACGATGAGTGAAACGAGTGTCGCTTTCAGTGAACTTTTTAAGGGCGGGAAGATAGCTAAAGCAGGCTCAGATTTCAGACCTATGCAAGACTGGTCAGGTGGGTTTTGCACAGCCCACGGAATCGTCTACGAGAACGCCATAGAGGACCATCTAAGCGTTCCTGAGCTACCAATCGGGGTGTACCCACTCCTAGAGGTAACAGAAGCCTTAGAAGGGCAGGAAACAGGACCGTCTAAATACATGGTTTACTGGGGTTGCGTAGACTGGGATGTAGGAGAAGAACTATCGTTAATACACGCACTGAACGTACAAGAATTATTGAAGCAACTGAACGTGGCATCCTGGGTGGAAATTTCACGTTCCAAAGGCTACCACCTGTGGGTTTTCTTCTCGGAACCGATACTCGCACGCCATTGCAGAGAAGGACTGATCGCAGCGTGTAACATAGTTGACGCACCAATAACAGAAGTCAACCCGAAACAAATAGAACTAACAGGAAAAGGATGGGGCAACGGTGTCAGACTCCCATACCCCGCAGGAGCAGAACCAGGTCGCAACGTCATCATCAGACACGGTGAGGAAATGACCGCATCACAATTCGCTACAACAGCTTTAATGTCGAGGGTGCTGCCCGAAGAATGGGAACCAGTACACGCCTTGTACAAACCTGCGCCACCCCCACCACCTAGAAAAACTTATGCGACTAGAAACAGCGGGAAGCTAACAGGGTTAGCTGAAGCTATCAGACGCAACGGTCCACGCCCAGAACCTAACAAACCCAACGGGGACAGATCCGCGACCCTGTTCTCGTTAGCTTGTGCGATGGTTGAACAAGGCTACCCTAGCGGTGACATAGAGGAAGAACTTGTTGAAGCTGACATGGCGTGGGGTTCAAAGTTCCAGAACCGTAGCGACGGCAGGGAACGCATATCAACAATGGTCGCAGACGCAGAAAGAACAGTAAGAAAATGACAGACGAATCCGTTAAACTCAGAACCGCATGTGAAATAATAATCGTTATTATGACAGCAGCCCTACTAATATTCACGTTGATGATCTGATGGAAACATACACCCTCATCATAGACCGCAAACCGAAAGTCAAAGCACGACCACGCCACACCAGAGGCGGCAAAGTATTCACACCCAAAACGACACTCATCGAAGAAGATGTAGTCGCACAAGAATGGGAAAACCAAATAGGACAACAACTAACAGGACCCCTGGAAATAGTCCTCATGTACAGTCCCACAGCTACCTCCATTACAGTGTTAAAATCTCCTCATGGCGCTAAAACATTACGAGGTGACCTTGACAACTATGTGAAGCTCACATTAGACGCTTTGAATGGTGTTGCTTGGGAGGATGACAGGCAAGTGGTACGCATCTCGGCGGTGAAAGTAGATAAACTTGACGACTAAACACACAAACACACTATGAGTTACGCGGAACAACCTTTCAACAAAAGGCTTTACGCTATGGGTGACATAGCTGAAGGCAAATTTGAAGAATGGTCAAAAAACAATTTTGTACGCTACGGGTTGAACAGGCCACCATTAGCTACATGGAGATTACCTGAACGTATCAGGTTCACACCAGATTATTTGACTACAAACTGTCTGGTCGAAGTGCAAGGGTTTGGTAAAAAACAAATCATTCACATGAAACCAGCCAAATGGGAATCGTTACTATGGTGGGATCGTAACGTGATGCCTGTCGAATTGTTTTTATACGACTCTTACAATGACAGACAACTCATGTTCCCTGTCAAAAAACTACGCCCCTTCTTGGAGAACGCCGAAGTGCGTAAATTCCCCGAAGGGAACGAATACCACGCCATTAAAGCAGAGGAAGTGTGGATGGCGTTAGGTGAAAAAAAGCATGTTTGAACGGACACACTATGGCGAAGAAGCGGGAATGGCCAGAAGATCCAACATCTTCACTATGGGCTAACACCAGAACAAAAGCGGCTTTCACGAACAACAGAGCAATGAACGACCTTGAAGCCCTCATATCACTAGCACCAGGGCAAACCGTTGACATCCTCCCGATGGAAAACACACACGACCTGCGCGAAGCATTAGCCGACGCTGTAGACAAACTGTCACCCGAAGAAGAATGGATATTCAACATCCTGTTCATCGCAGGTTTATCGTTACGGCTCGCAGGCAGAGTATTAGGCATACCCAAAACGACGTTAGCTAGACGACGCGACGCTATACGACTGAAACTTTTAGAAGATCTAACAGAAAACCCTGAGGTAAAAGCATGGTTGCACAAAAAGAACGTAAAACCCTCATCGAACGAGTAACAACAGACGGACCTTACACGTGGCAAAGCGCCGCTCTCAGAGCAGCTTTAATAATCGACGACTATTACACGCCACGCGACCCGTCAAACAACACAGCACTCGTTGACTTGAGAAAATATTTAGACCACATGGTGGACAGACGCGACGGGAGTTGGTTAGCGTGGGCTTGTTTAGCTGAACGCACGATACACGCAGCGATAGATCACGGTGTCACCTCGTGGACTACAGGCAAAGGCAAACCCCGTGCTAAACAGCTCGTTGGTTTCCTCACAGAGAAACAGAAAGCATACGGGTATGAGAACATACGCCGTTTCGGTCAGACAGGTTTATGGGTCAGGTCGCACGACAAAGTGGCACGCATGGAAAATCTGATAGCAATGCACGCAGACCCAGGTTGGGAACCTTTAGCGGACACGTTTAAAGATCTGGTCGGCTATTCGACCATAGGGATAATGTTAGACTTAGGGACTTTCGGATTGCCCGTCAGTGGAAATGTCTCCAAGGCAAGCGTCTAACATGTTCATCAACGAAGCGACCCATATCCCGAAACAAGACTGAGCCTCGTCACTGCCATCCATTCCAGCGAAATACGCAGCGACAAGAGCGTCAGCTTCATCGTCATCAAACACTAACAGTAACCCAAGTTTTCCATTAGAGGACCATTTTGCGTGGGTTCCATCATCAGTGTCCAACACTGTTGACGTTGCTTGAAGATTGTCGTAAATTTCTTTAGAGATCTGCCAGCCTTCAGCGTTCAGAAACTCCTGCCATTTCTCCTCAACGTCAACGTTTTCATCCATTGTTATTTAGCTACACGATCCTTAACGAAGGTCTTAGCAACAGACACAGCGGCAGCTAAGCCTGCGATGCCCGCACCCTTCGCTGACGACAGGTCAGCTACAACAAACACACCAAGAAACGACTGGGCGAAAGTCCAAGCCGCTCTTTCTAATAGATCAGTTAAGTTTTTCATTTTCTTTTTTTACTCCTGTTAGCTTTATCATACGCTATAGCGGCAGCCTGATCCCGTTTATAACCCTCCGAGATTAGAGTGCCTATGTTTTGACTAATCGTTTTCTGATCGGAACCTCGTCTGAGAGGCACTGTCAGTACCTAGGTTTTCTAGGTTTACGACGAGCCATTAGTCGTTCTCGTCGAACTTAGCGCGCATACCGTTACCCATCCGTAACATAGCGTCACCAGTTAACGTACCCAGATTAGCTGTAGGGCGTGTCACACTCGACACGACCACACTCTCAGCTTTAGTGCTGGGAGTAGTACCATCTAAATGTCCGTGCATAATCCCCTACTTTCCAAACGGGCGGCCACCCTGGTTGGCGTTGCCCAAATTAGTGTTCCGCAAATAAGATGCGGCTTTCTTAGCCTTCTGACTCATATCCCACATGTTGAATGAAGATGTAGAGTTGTAAGGCTGCTCATCCTGTGAACCAAACGTTTCCTCAAACGTTCCGTACCCCTTACCTTTTCCCATAATATTTTTCCTTACTGAATAAACAGGCAGCCGAACGTTTCACCATTCACCACACCCGTAACCTTCAAAAAACCTTGTGTCTTCTGAAACTCTCTAACAGCGTCACCAGTTTTCTTACCGTAAATCCCATCAACAGGACCTGGATCGAAACCTCGTTCCACTAACTTTCCCTGCACTAAACGCACAGGTAAACCACGGCTACGAGAAGGCCGAGACAAAGGAGTTGCCTTAACCTGCTCGTGCAAATCTTTAAAGAACTGAATGATCGCAGCCCAGTCGACAGTCTCAGGAGCCTCAACGACACCCATACCGCTTTCAACCCAGTTGCCTAACCAGTCACCAGGACATGTCGTGTAGCCTTCTTTAGCTTTTTTACGATGCGTTGAAACCCAAAGCCCTTTGCCGAAATGGTACTCAGCGGCATCAACAACTGTTTGTAAAGAACGTAAAGCATTGTCGCTAGGCTTATTAAAACCCCAGCCAGTAAAGCACACGCTGATTGAACGACTGTTCCAACCTTTAGTTCCCGCTCCACGGTTATCCCATCCTCTGCCTTCAAAAATAGTTCCCGATTCGTCTACAAGCCAGTTGTAGCCAATACCATCCCACCCTTTGCCCATGTGGTGGCGTTCAAATGCTTTAACTGCATCTGATCCTTTCGGACCGTTTTGCACACCTGAGTGGTGTATAACTACGCCTTGCACTTTGGCACGGTTGAGTTTGTCGAATTTTCCTTTTGGTGGCGGTTGAGCGCCCCATTCTTTTCTTGAGATGTGTTTCATCTATTTATACTCCGTTTTGTCCCGTTAAATCTCTCGGAACCTTATGTCTTGTAGGTCCTGTAAGTCTTTCTCGAACTGTCTTTGCTGCTGATAGAAAGCGTTTTTCTTACTTTGAGTATCGTTAACACGTAAACCACCGCCAGCTAACACACTTATCCACGATGTTAACAGACGACGCTGTTTCGATTCTTCATTAGGAAACAATCTTCTCACACGGGACAACACAGGCATGAAAGAATCAAACATGTAAATGTCTTTGTCGCGCATCTTCCATTCGCCGCGACTGTTCTTTTTAGCTTTCCCGAATTTTCCAAGAATAGGCATCAAACCTGGGATCTTACCGTAAGAATTAGGAGGCTGCTGGTACCTGCCGCTGAACCCTTGATCCCCAAACAGTTGTTTACCAGCCCACATTTCGAGAGGAGTTTTAATAAACGGAGCCATACCAGTTGCCATTTCACGAGGAGCTTCTAAAGGTTCGTTAATGTATTTGGCTAAATCTTTGAAAGGTAAATCAGGCAACGTGTAAACACGCCCACCGTCAGTTTCAAAAGGCAACCGTATACCCAGAGCCTCACCGAAATAATCGGGAACCCACTTTTCTTCATCGACACCTAACTCAAGTTCACCTTTAAGTTGCTGTATCCTAGACCACGCCTGCGGTTTTTTACCCATCGACTCAACCAGCACAGGTAGAATAGATTTCTGCCACTTCCAGAAAGATATACCTCTTTTAATTGTACGTTCAGTGTTGGTCAGATCCGAATAATCGAAATGGTATTTCCTTACCAACTCCCACGCTTCATCAATGTTTTTACCCTTGTTAGCCATAGCGTCAAAAGCTAAAGCGCCACGCAACATGAACTCCATTTTTTCGTTAGCTCTACGCACAGCACGGAAACCTCTAAACTGGGCTGAAAACGGATTTAGAGTGGCACCCAAACCTAGTTCAGCTAAAGCGTCATCAACCTCAGACCATGCTTGGCCGCCTTGAGCTATACCCGAATCAACCATCTCATAAAACGCTTCCAACTCTCGTTTAGAAGCAGTGCGACCCACACCAAAAACCTTATCCAACCTGACAGTCCCGCCTTTGTTTCTCAAAGCCAAAGCGCCACGCCGCATGTCACCACCACCAGCTTTCATAGCGGCACGAGCCAACGCCACAACCTTAGAGTGCATACCCATCTCAACACCAGCTATCTGAGAGTTAATCCAAGCACCACCCATACCGTTCCTTAAAATGAAACCAGGTGTCGCAGTCGCTTGCGCTTTCCACCAGTTATGCAACCTGTTGTACTGTTTACCGAACTCGCCAACCTTTCGAGGGTTGTTTATTCTAGCCGCAGCGTTCATAGCATCCATGAACAGCTCCGCTGAAGAACCCGTGTTAACCGCGGTGTAGTCTCCAAAAGCCTTACCGAGAAGCTGATTGGATAACGCTTCGTTGTACGCTTCCTGAAAACCTAAAATGTTTCTCCTGTCGTTTAACAGTTTCAACGCTTCTTCTTGACTATCAGCAGCGGAAATAAGACGACCAGTCTGCCCGCTTTCAACAGCGTCATCTAAAGACAACTGTAAACTACGCATCTCATCAGCAATATCTGTTTCAAGAATGTTCTTCAACGTTTCAGATTCTTCACCCAACTCCCTGACAGTTCTTTGACGTTGCAACAAAAGTTGACTCAACTCTCCTCTGCGTTGCGTTATGAGTTGCTCTTGAAAAGCTATACCATCAGCTTGTATAGCAGCTAACCTCATGCGACCAGGATCAGCGACATCATACAATGTGCCAGCCGCATCCATTTCTTTCCAAAAATCTAATTGCTCCGCTAAACGCTGTTGAGCGCCTTCCAACCACTTAGCGTTACTATCCAACAGTCTCGTACCCCTGTTAATATCAGTACTTATTTTGTCGATCTCTTTATAGATACCCTCCCATTTTTGGAACCGTTTAGCAGCAGGATCAACAGACTTCATGTCGAAAGGACCTAACCCAACTTCCCCCTCCAACAAACTCTGCAACCTTTGACCTGCACTAACAGTCTCATCAGACAACATCGTTCCAAGAAAATCGTCATTAGCTGAAGTTAAAGCATCACCCAATTCTTTAACAGAAGAATCCAAATCTTTGAACAGTTGAGGGTTCTCGCTACCAACCCGAATGTTTTTAAGAGCCAAAACTATTCTCTCCAAAGAATCTTTCTGCCTTCCCAACTCGCTCATCTGAGCGGCGTAACTTTTACCACGTTCACCCAAATCTTTTTGAACGCTTTTAAGAAGATTGCCGCTCTCAGGGAGATACTGACCAGGAGCCAAATCAACTATGTCAGAAATCAGATCATCTAAATCCATTTGGATACGATCCCTGGTTTGTAAAAACACGTTCATAGCAGGGTCATCATAAGCAGACTGTTCACTTATCAGCCGCCTGTTAAGATCCACAGCTTGTTGAATTTTCTCCTGCCGTTTAGTTAAATCACCGCTACGTCTAGTCATCTGCGACATGCGTTCAGCTAACTCACGTTTAATACCTGTAGCCACACCACCCTTAACGACGATACCGAAATCTTGCAAATAAGAATTTAACACTGCTTCTCTGGAGAACTGTGCCATGCGTTCCACGTAACGTGGGATAACCTCAGCGAAATCGTTACTGAATAAATGCTTGTAGTCATCACCCATGTATTGTTGACCAATAGCACGCATCTGATCTTCGATAGAACCCACTCCCTCAGTGACATCTTTGAGTTCCTCACCGAAAAAAGTTTTCTTATACAACTTCGCAGCCTCATCAGCTCCTAAAATGTTTTCATAATAGTTGTACTGTGAAGGAGTGATAATCGTTCTCCTTGAAAGAGTGCCAACACCTCTAGGTACAAACTCTTTAGCGCCGTTAGCACCCACAATGAAAGCACCCTCATCTGTTAAAAACCTTGCCGCGTACATGTCGCCAAGCATCTCGGATAAAAGAGGTTGACCAGTAGCTTCGTTGACTACAGTCTCAGCTTCTTTCCAAAACCCAACCAGATCATCGTGAAATTGTAAACCTTCGTCACCCAAACGTTTTATAGACGGAGGCATGGTAGGGTCACCCCACTTCGTGCCAGAAGCTCCCAACAGATCCTCAAAAGGAACCTTCAACTTCTCCGCTCTGCGAGCTATCTCACCAGCCCTGTTCATCAAACGTGAACGAACCTTACGAGCAGCCACCTCACCCTTGTTAGCGCCACGCTCCAAATAGACAGCCTCCAAAGCCAAATCAGGATCATCACCTATCTTTATGGCACGCATAGGCTGACGGGTGTTCAAAGCCTTATCAACACTCTGCAACATCGCCCGTTGTGTAGCCCACCTTAAACCCCTACCAGGCAAAGCAGCGACAGCACCAACCATTTTAGACGACCAAGGTAAACGCAACCTCGACTCAACAGGAAGTTTAGAAGCCATCGTCGCGGCTTTACGAATATTAGGTTCCATCTTGTTTAACAAATTCTTAGCAGCAGCGTCTTTACGCCGCATCAACCCCATAGCTTCTTGAATCTTAGGAGTGTTCTTAGCTACCAAACCAGCTTCGTCGAAAAGAAAATCAGCTTTCTTAATCTGATCCAACCTTTTCTTATCCAACCTTCTACCAAGCGCACCAGCCGACAGAAAATCTAAAGGCTTCTCAATCGCTTTACGACCAAGACGACCAGTACCAGGGAGTGTTAAACCCAAATTAGGTTTAATACCAATGTCTCTTAACGACTTACCAGCCGAAAGAACGCTTCTGGATTTCCTAACCTTCTCAGACGCTTTGAATAACTCTTGTGCTTTTTTAGTGTCGCCCGCTTTTTGAGCAGCAGACTGAGCTTTCCTTAAAGCAGCTACCACATCATCAGCTTTAGCTAACCTTGCTGCCACACCAGCACCACCAGCGTATGTCAACGGGTCGAAAGCAATATCTAAACCCATACCTAAAGCAAAATCTAAAGGACCTGGAAGATCAACACCTATGTCGCGCATTATCTCACCAAACAGATGGTTGTCTTTGGTTTGTTTCCACCAGTCTGATGGGGAGAACCCTTCACCTTGGAAAACGTCTACGATTTCTTGAACTGTTGAAGCGATCATAGAGCGAGGTGTGTCTACAACGTCGAGTATCGTGCCGAAAACACCACCAAAACCTATACCGCCACGTTCACGTACAGGAGCTTTGTATTGACTGAATCCTTTTTGAACATTAGCGGCAAGTTGCGCTGCTGATTGTGCCGCGGCAGGAGATGTGCTTCTACCCAAAGGAGAAGGATTAGGGGATAAAGAACCTCTTTTGTTTATTTCAGCGAGGGCTTCTTCTAACGGAGTCATAGCCCAACCTTAAACAGAAGCTAGATAAGCGTCGTATTCTACTTGAGCTTCAGCTAAAGTCATTCTTCCCGTGTCACCCATAAACGGGTCGTTATCTAAACCTGCAAAATCGTTGTAAGCCTGTGCGAGAGTGCTGTAACCCATGCCAGCTCCTATCCGATCATAAATATGTTCACGCATACCAAAATCAAGTTGTAACTTTGGTTCCTGCGGTGCAGACGGCGGTGTCGTATTGTCTCTTGCAGCAATTTCAGCGAGCATATCTTTAAACTCTTTCATTGCTTCAGCATCACCAAAAAATGCGCTACCCATTTGTTGCTGCAACGCTACCAAATCAAGCAACACATCAGCAGAGACACCACCCCTACCTAAGATGTTAAGTAGTTGCGCATCTCCTAAAGTCTGCCCCTCCGTCGCTAAGTCGTTAACCGTATCTTCAATCGTCTTTTCTAAACCAGGGTTAGCTGCAA